GTCGAGCTGGAACCAGCCCACGCGCTGAGCAGCGGGCAGCCAGCTGGTACGGGTTGCGTGCATCGTGGTGTCTCTCCCGTTGCGGGATCGGAGGCCCCGGCGTTGCGCCGGGCCTGGCGGGTTGGTGGCTACGTGATGTAGCCGTAGCGGCGTAGCAGCCGCAGTTCCTCGTCGCGGTCGTCCGCGATCCGGAAGATCTCCTCGGGCATCAGCCGCGGTGTGGATGTGGTCCGGGCGTACCTGGTCGAGGTGGCCTGGCCGTAGCGCTGGCCGGCGAACCTGGCGAACCGGTCGCCCTCGCGTGCTCGGGCGCGGCCGTACGCGCCGCGGCGGGTGGTCCCCTCGCTGGTGACCTGGACGTCCCGGCCGTGGACGTGAGCGGTGGACATGCCCCGGCGGGCGTTGACGACCTGGCCTATGTCGCCGCCGGCGCGGATGGCGCGGGCCCCGGCGACGCCGAACATGCGCTGCTGCTGTTCCTTGTCGAGCTGGTCGAACAGCTGCTGCGGGGTGAACACGCCGGGCCACTCGTGCTCGCGCAGGGGCAGGGTCTGGCAGTCGCAGTTCGGGTGCCGCAGGAAGCCCTCCGAGCGGGAGTACATCTGCCCGGAGAGGATGATGCAGCGGGCGCAGGCGGGCAGCCGCACGACGCGCACGTAGGCGACGCACTGCGGGTGCACGGTCATGGCCACCTGGTCCGCGGTCCGGGCGGCGTCGGCGATGGCGGTGGAGGTGTACATCGTCATGTCGACGAGCCCGCCGATCATCGCTTCCTGCGCGTGGATTCCGGCGGCCAGCCGTCGGCGGACGCCGATCGCAGGGAGGTACAGCAGCGACTCCAGGCGGCCGCCGCCCGGGGCGAGCCCGGCGAGCGCGGCCGGGATCAGGCGGGGCAGCAGCGCGGACCGTGCGAGGGACATGCCTCCTTGTGCGGCCATCTGCGCGGCGATGTACGTCTGGGCGACCTGGACCACGCTGGTCTGTCCGGCGATCGCCGCGGCGGCGATCTGTGCGCCGGCCTCACCGAGGAGGGCGGCCTCAATGGTCTGTGCGGTGAGCGTGGCCCACACGGCCTGGATCTGCTCGACGATCGCGCGGATCGTCGCCGTGACGTGGTCGTAGCGGTCGGCCGCCAGCTCGGAGGGTGATCCCAGCTGGCGGCCGGGAGACCGTACAGAACTGGTCGGGGCGGGTAGTTCAGGCGGCGTCGCCATGGTCGGCCTCCGGCGGCACCTCGTCCTGCTCGCTCGGCGGCGCCGTGTCCTGCTTCGTGCCGAACAGCGGGGTCACGTCGCCGGCGGCCAGGCGGCGCAGCGCGTTCTGGGCGTCTGCCTCGTCCTGCTCCTCCATGCGCCGGATCTGGGCCTGGGTGTAGCCGAGGTCCTCGCGGGTCTGGCGCAGCGGCACGATGTGCGCCTGGTGCTTCTTCACCGCGGCGTCAGCGGCCTGCGCGACGGTCGGGGTGGAGGCGTCACGCCAGATCGTTTCCAGCGCCCGGGCGTCGTCTGACCACTCGCCGTCCCGCACGCGCAGGACCAGCCGCATGACGCGCTCCCATGTTCCGCCCCAGGATCCTTGCTTGCGCTCGGCGCGCTTGACCAGCCGGGACTCGGCGCTGCGGATCGCGTCGGCGCTTGCGGGGTTGGCGGTGGTCTGGCCCAGGAAGTGGGGCGGCAGACCGGCGAGCGAGGCGACCAGCTGTGCGAGCTGGTTGATCGTGCTGTGGAAGTTCTTCAGGTCCGCCTCGGGGAACTGGACGACGTCCGCGCCGTCCTTCTTCGTTTTCTCCGTTGCCCAGATCCGGCCGGCGATCCGGGACCAGGCCGAGATCTTCCGGCCCTGCTCGTCGACGAAATCCTCCTCGCCGAAGCCGAACGCGGCCCGGCGCGGGGTGGCGTGGTACTCCGCGCTGACCATCATGTCGGTGGCGATCTTGCAGGCGGCGTCCGACAGCGGGATGACGTCGGCGAGTTCGGACACGCCTCCGCGCTTCTTCAGGCGCGTCCGGTTCGCGAGGACCTCCACCGGCACGACGCCGAGCTCGTGGTCGTCGCGCGGGTAGTCAGCGTCTTGCTCCCACACCCCGTCCTTCTTCACCCACCAGATCGTCGCGTCCGGCAGGTACAGGGTGGCGTGCTCGACCTTGTCCTGGCCCTCGCCGTCCTCCCACCGCTTCACCGCGGCCACCACCTTGCGGGTGCGGGGGTCGTGCTCGGCATACATGTCCTGCGCGGACTCGACCGTGACGAGCGGGGTCCGCTCGTCGTCCTCGTTCGCGCCAACCACCACGTACGCCCGCTTCATGATCAGTGCGTCGAGCTGGCCCTGCTGCGACTGCACGCTGAGATCGTTGGCCTTCCAAATCCGCCACAGCTCCTCGTCGGCCTCTGCCTGGCCGGGCATCCGGAAGCCGACGACATCTAGGCGCTCCTCGATGGAATCGACCACCAAACGGGGCCAGTTGATGACGACCTGGCGCACGGACTCCTCGAGCTCCGCCTGCAGCTCGGGCGCCATGTAGGAGAGCTCCTGCTCGCCCTCGTAGTACCGGTCCAGCCTGTCGAGATCACCCCTGGCCTTGTCGTGGCAGGTGATCAGATGCTCCAGCCACTGCAGCTCAGTGCGCTCCACAGCTCACCTCGCTCTCAGCGGATCACGATCATCTTCGACTTCTTCTTCGGCTTGGCCAGGCCGGCCGCGATCGCGTCACCGGCCGCCTCGTGCGCGAGGATCGAGATCACGCAGACGTCGATCTTCTGGCTCACGCTGGCCTTCTTCAGCACGTACCGGTTCGCCGGCCGCGCGGCCTTGCGGGCGTTGCCCACGTGAGCGCTCGCCGTCGGGCAGCCGTCGTGCGTGAAGGTGGTGTCCTTCTTCGTGACGTCGGTCAGGAGCCGCTCGGCGGCGGCGTGCATCTGCACGGTGCGGTAGGTGTACCAGCGCACCACCCGCGTCTCGCCGTACCGTTCGGCCCAGGCGTCCACCTCGGACTCCCAGTACGGCGGATCGAAGTAGCCGCGCACCACGTCGTAGGTGTTCATCACCTCGTCGATCGCTGCGTCGACCTCGAGGCGCGGGACCTGGTCTCCGAAGTCGGCGGGATTCCAGATCGTCGGCAGCTTGTCCGGCCCGTACGTCGGGGTGAACTGGTAGCCGTCCAGCGTCTCCAGCCGGATGCCGGTCCAGTCGTCCACGTCGGAGCCGTCGAACCCGAGGACGACCTGGGTGCCCGGCTCGACCTCGCGCGCGTGGTGGCGCAGGTCCCAGATCTCCCGGTCGAGCCAGGTCCCGGTGCCGGACACGATGCGGTTACCGAAGAAGCGCTCTGCCTGTGCCTGGTCCCGCTCGATCAGCTCGGCGGCCTCGCCCTCGATCGCGTCCAGGTCGACCCAGCCGGTGCGGCCGGCGCTGTCGCCGTACACCGCTTTGTGGATCTTCCGGCGGTCTGCCTTCAGTTTGTACTGCAGCCGGGGGTCGGCCTTGCGGTGGTCCCGGTAGACGTCCTTGGCCCGGGACTCGGCGGTGCGCTGGGCGAGGCTGTCCTCGCTGGGGTCCCACGCGTTCGTCGTCTCCACGCCGCGGCCGCCCATACCGGCGAGGCCTCGGCGCTGGGTCTCGGCGACGGCGATCATCCCGGACGCCACGGTGTACAGACCGGACTCGTCCCACGGCACGAACGTCACACGCTGGCCCAGGCGGCTGCGGGCCCGGCTGGTGACCGGGTCGATGCGGCCGCCGTTCGGCAGGTTGATCCGCGTCTCACCGGTGTCGGGGATCAGCTCGGCGAGCGGCCCCAGCTCGATCATCGGCGTCAGCGCACTGTAGATGTTGGCCGTCTGGTCCTCGGAGTTGGCCGTGATCTGGATCAGCGGCGTGGGCCACGGCCGGCCCATCGGGTCCCCGGGCTCGTACTCCCAGATCCACCCGCACCCGCAGTCGTGATCGCGGCAGTCGTAGACCTCGCCGCCCTCGGCCCAGTCCTCGAACAGCACCGGCCCGACGCCCTCGGCACAGACCATGGCGGCGGTGAGCGGGCCCTTGCCCCACTTCTGCGGGCGCACCAGCTGCGAGCGCCGGTATGCGAACGCGGCCGCACGCTGGCCCGGGGCGGCTGTGAGCCGCAGACGGTAGTGGTGGACCAGGAAGGTCCACATCTCGTCCGTCAGCCCGTACGGCTCACCGATCCGGTCGCCGTCGGGGATTACACAGTGCCGCTCGATCCACTCGCCGACCAGCCAGCCGAGAGAGGGGAACTCACCGCGATACTCAGGACCCCGCCACGGCACGGCCGGCCGCCTTCACCCGCTGCACCATCACTCGCCCCCCGCTGCGGCGTCAGTGTCGACGACCCGCAGTCGTCGCCGAGTGGTTTGCTGCTCAGTCCGGGCCCGGGCCTGCCGGGTCTCGCCGACCTCGTCAGTGGCGATCTCCCACCGAAGCCTCAGCAGCGACAGTGGCGTCAGTCCCAGGCGGTCGGCGAGCTGCCGCGCTTCCTTCGCCGCGTCCAAGTCGCCGGCCTCGGCGCGCGACTTCCAACGGACGTACTGCGCGACCTCACGCGTCCACGACAGCCGCGACCACATCACGGCCTGCGGCGTCTTCCACAGCTCCCGCCACAGCTCGACCTCGATGCGCTGCTGCGCCTCGAGCTGCTTGGTCAGGATGAGCGCGGCCTCGCGCGCGGTGTCGGCCTTCTTCTCGGCGGCGACTTTCGCGCGGCCCGTAAGGTCCGGCTCCAGGAGGGCCAGCTCGAGCTCGTCCGCCCTGCGCAGTGCGACGTCGCGGCGTGCGGTGAGGACGACATCGTCCATGAGAGGCCACTTCGGTGGCCGGCCTTTCCGTCCTTCGGCGGGGAGTTTCGTCGTGGCGACGGTGGCGTTGCGCCGGCGTCGCTGTCCGGCCGGCTTCGGGGGAGGCCCGTTCCCTGCCATGGTCATCACTCCAGGTGAGCGCCGTTGCGGCGCGGCATCGCCGGGCCGTTGCGGCCGGGCTGGTGTGTGG